TTAGGGCAGGTTGAACGTTTCCGCGTTCCCTGCCCATTTCTTTTTCTATACCTCATTCAAGATCAAATAAAGCGTTTTCTAGGTCACGCGCAGATTTAATCCCATCGCAATGGCGACCGCATAGCGGATCTCAAAGTCGCGGGTCCACATCCCCTTGGCATCCTCAAGCACCTCGATGCCGTTCTCGACATAAGCAAAGTCCACTGTCAGCCGCATCTTGCGCCCTGTTCGCGTGTACATAGGTCTGTACTGACCGATGAGGTCGATCTTAACCTGTCGGCGCAGATCGGTGATCTCCCCGGCACGTTCCAGCAGCTGCAACTCCATAAAGCGCTGCGCTTCCTTTTTGCTGTCGAAGGTAACCTCGCCCACCTGTGTTTTCTTCGCGCCATACTTGTTGCGGGTCTTGCGGGCAAAGCTGGGTTGTATCTTCATTGCCAGCCATCCGCTGAAACAGCCTGCCGGGTGGCAAACTCAACGAACTTGCGCGACAGTCGATCCGGCACAACCGCGCCAGACAGCCAGCGGGAAAGCTGCGATGCACTGACACCGAGCATGGCAGCGAAATCTTTCTTCTTCATTTTTTCGGCCTTGATGTGCTGGGCCAGAGCGATGCGTGATGTGTTTTCCATGCGTCCATCTTGCATAAAGTTGCGCCTGATGCAAATAGTTGTTTACAAGCGCAAGCAAGCGCGTTACAAAAATCATGCAAGGAAGGGAGAAAACACCATGCAAGCCTTTTACAACGGAGACGAAATCAAGGTGCGCTTTGTCGCAGAGAGCGTCCGCACCGACTTCGGTGTGCCGGGGTCGCCCGTATGGGAAGAAGTGGACATGAACACTGTCGAGGTGGCAGAACTGCACATCTTGGATATGCCGTTCTTGATGAAAGACCTACCGCAAGCGCTGCAGGACGCCATCCTGTCACTCTGGAACGAAGTGGAGTTTTACTAATGCGCGAATGGATCGAAGATGCAGTTGGGGCTGTGATGCTCTTTGCGATGGGCTACGGCCTGTTTTTCTTGGGTTATGGATTGGGGTTTTGATATGACCGAACATAAAAACATCTACATGGCTTTGTGCGCCGCACAGGCTGGCATGGGCAAGGTCGTTAAAGGCGCCACCAACCCCGCGTTCAAATCGAAATACGCCGACCTTGCCGATGTGGTTTCGGTCGCCATCCCAGCCTTGACCGAGCAAGGCATTGCAATGTTCCATATGATGGTGCGGGATGAACAAGGTGCTGTGATGCGCACGATGCTGGTTCATGGCGCCAGCGAAACCAGCGTTTCCTGCGATGTGCCGCTGATCATCAACAAGCAGGATATGCAGGGCATGAAGTCGGCCACGACCTACGCCAAGCGGATCGGCCTTGAAAGCCTTACAGGCATCGCGCCGGAAGATGACGATGGCAACGCAGCTGCGAAGGCCGCGCCAAAGGTCGAACCGAGCAAGCTGATCAGCAAAGAGCAATATGTGGACATGAGCGACCTGATGTTTGACACAAACACAGACGAGGCAAAGTTTTGCGCTTACTGGAAAGTTAAGCAGCTAGAAGACATGACCGAAAAGCAAGCGATCGACGCAATCGCCATGCTGACCAAAAAAGCAGCATTGGGGGTGGCAAATGGAACAGCGCTCTGAGGAATGGTTCGCAGCGCGGTTGGGATGTGTCACAGCATCCCGCACCGCCGATGTGATGGCAAAAACAAAGTCTGGTTATGCAGCCAGCCGGGCTAACTACATGGCCCAGCTTATCACCGAGCGTCTAACGCAGACATCTGTGAAAGGCTTTACCAGCGCCGCCATGCAGCATGGCACAGATACCGAACCACAGGCCCGCATGGCCTATGAGTTGATGACGGGTGAAACGGTGGTGGAGACAGGCTTTGTTCCGCACCCGACCATCGCGGGCTTCGGTGCATCACCTGATGGGTTGGTGGGATCAGATGGGCTGATCGAAATCAAATGCCCAAACTCTGCCACCCACATCGAGACGCTGCTGGATGGCAAGGTTCCATCCCAATACATGATCCAGATGCAAGTGCAGATGATGTGCTGCGGGCGGGAATGGTGTGATTTCGTTAGCTTCGATCCGAGGATGCCGGGCGATATGAATTTCTGGATGCAGCGGGTCTTTGCAGATCACGCCACGCAGACAGACATCAAGGCCGAGGTGATCAAGTTTCTTGGCGATCTGGAAATGAAACTTCAGCAGCTGCGGGAGAAGTTCAATGCCTGATCGGAAGCTAATCATTGCGACCTATGACCGCCTTGAAGAAGAAGCGGGCGGTATATGGCACGCCTTGGCCTCGATGACGATGGACAAGGTGGCGAAGGAACTGGACATCCCACGCGATGAGGTCAGCGAGGTGATGGTTTCATACTGGACCAATCAAGGCGCAGGCTGATGCCATACAAGGTCCGCCTCACAGGTCCACGGCAGCGCCTCTATGCTCACCAGCTTATAGACGCAGCGCCAGACTTCTCGACCGTGACAATTGCGGGCGGGGATCGGACCTTGGAGCAAAACGACAAGATGTGGGCCATGCTGACCGATGTGGCAATGGCCCGCCCAGAAGGCCGCAGATGGACACCTGAAACGTGGAAGTGCGCTTTCCTGCACTCTCTAGGCCATCAGGTGGCATTTGCGGAAGGCTTGGATGGGTCAGGCCCATTCCCGCTTGGGTTCAGGTCTTCAAAGCTAACGAAGCCGCAAATGTCTGATCTGATCGAAACAATTTACGAATATGGCGCACGGCATGGTGTCGTGTGGTCTGAAAAGGAGAGCAAATGAAACCAAGACTAAACGCCACGAGGTGGCAAGCGCTCAAAGACATTGAGCAATACGGCCAAGAAGTCTTCACATCAATTCACAGCAATGTTCACGGCGCTGCGCTTTACAGCCTTGAATTGGTTGGCTGGGCGGAACGTGTGGACCCGCCCGATGATGGCCCATTTTTTGTGATTGAAACTGTCGGAAGCCATTGGCGGCTGACCGACGAAGGCAAAGCCGTGCTTAAAATTCTTCCAACAACCAAACCGAGGAACTGACATGCAAGATATCAACCAAGAACTGCTTCAGATCGTGGAGCGCATCGAGGCGCAGAATGCCACAATCGCTGACGAAACCGAGATCCGCAAAGCAATCTATGCCGAGGCGAAATCATCAGGCTATGATGCAAAGGTTCTGCGCAAGGTCGTGGCACTGCGGAAGAAACGCGCCGATGAAGTGGCCGAGGAAGAGGCAATCGAAATGACTTATCGCGCAGCGCTGGGGATGGACTGATGCATTGGATACTCAAACCCTTTATGAAAACCGCAGCCTATGCTAAACTGCCGCCGCTGTATGAAGAAAAAGACCGTATCGAAGCGGCCATACAACGGGCTAAAAAGTCCAAGGCCAAAGTGTCTGACCTCTATGACATGGCCCGGCAGAATAACATCCAATGCTTGAAGTGGGAAAGATGGCTGACCTAGGACAACGCGGCCCACTGGGTCAGAAGAAACCCAAGGCCGAACGTGGGACAGCTAAGGCGCGGGCGCATCTTGCCCGCGTCAAACAACTGCCCTGCGTGATCTGCAATAAGCACGGGCCGAGCGATGCTCATCATGTGTTTTCCAATCGCTTTGGATCAGATAAGGCCAGCGACTTTGAGACAATCCCACTTTGCAAAGCGCATCACCAAGACGGCCCAGATGCGATCCACAACGGCAAAGAATCGTGGGTTGAGAAATATGGCGAAGACCACAAATATTTGCCATTGGTGGATCAGTGGCTTCGTGGTATATAAATCAGATCAGGCCCTGCGTGGGGTAGAGAAGGCAGGACACCACGGTCCATGCGCTCAGGGTGCAGATCACCCCCACAAATATTTGCCTTTGGTCGAACAGTGGTTGAAGTAATGCAAACGCATTACCCTATTCTGTCAATCGGGTCTAATGCGCGAAGCACTAGGCCATCCACTTTATGGAAGGTCATGGATTGCAGCGCCCGTCTTCCGCCGTATCCCATACTCGCCGCATAGGCGTCTGGCGGGCAAAAGGCGCGCAGGCTTTCATGTCGCAGTGGGCCGATGTCCTTGGCCTGATCGTGGTGGATATGACCCGTCAGATAATGCCGATGACGTGTGTCTGACCAGAACGGGCAAACATCCGACAGATAAAGCGCCATCTGCTGCGGTTTGCTTTTGTCGCCGTGGTGAGCAAAAATGGCGCATTTGCCCCACTGCATCATGAACAGATCACGCGGGTTCTTTTCAATCGTAATCCGTGGTTCGTTACGATAGCGTTGGAACAAAGCAAAGTTGAGCGTCATGATGGAATGGGGGTCGTGGTTGCCCCGCAATGCGCGGACATACACGCGGCCGTGTTTTTGCAACAGGCGCGAAATCGTCTCAATTATGATCTCTGTGCCGACGTCAACCATTTCCCAGAATCGCCCCGCCATGTCAAGCTTATGGCGTTTCGCAAAAGTTTCGCCTGTCGTGTCGTCACTGTGGAAATAATCGCCGCCGATAATCAATATCGCTTGCTCGGCGGCAGGCGTAAGCGCCAGCACCTTGGCAAAAGCGTGCCTCATGTCTTTAGCCGCGTGGTCTAGATCATAATCCTGCGATCCAGTTTCGCGGCCCCACGCCATCATCCCAACGTGGGCGTCCATGAGCGGGTAGACAGCGCACAGATCGGCCATCACGTTCTCAGGGGCCACCACAGGCTCGGCAGGCACTATGCCTTCCAGCGCCTCGCGTATGCGCTCTGCAACGGCTTCTGGCGGTTCGGCTTCGGGCCGCAGCATGAGCGAATAGCCAATCTCGCCATCTTTTGGCGGAACCTTGGCCCACGCCAATGCGGGAACCATGC